CGTCGAAGTTTTAGGCGGCCGACTCTGCATCGGCGGAGACTACGGCGACGAGCAAGAGACACGGGCCTAACGTTCGAGCTAACCGGCCTGACACAGCGCGATGACCACAGACACCACGATGACGCAGCCGACCGACGCCCGCCACAGGACCGCTGTGGCTGGTCCGGTTGAGCGAGGGGTTATGCCCCGCCGTGCGCCACGTTGCCTGGATTTGTTTTGCGGCGCTGGTGGCGCTGGCATGGGCCTGCACCGGGCTGGCTTTGAAGTGGTGGGCGTGGACATTAACCCGCAGCCTTACTACCCGTTCACGTTCCGCCAGGGTGACGCGCTGGACGCCGACCTAGAAGGGTTTGATCTAGTGTGGGCTTCGCCGCCCTGCCAGGCTTACACCGAGATGCAGCGCATGCACAAGAACAGCGCCGCGCACAAGGACTTGGTGGCGCCGATGCGGGCGAAGCTGCAAGCCTGGGGCGGCCTGTGGATTATGGAGAACGTGGCCGGTAGCCCGCTGCGTGAAAGCCTGATGCTCTGCGGCTCGATGTTCGGGCTGCGGATTGCGAAGCATCGGTTTTTTGAGGCCAACTTTGAATTGCCGCTGCTGATGCCGCCATGCGACCACCGCGACCTGTACGACCCTTGGCACGGCAAAGGCCGCACGGCAGACAAGATGCGAGAGGCGCAGGGCACGCCCTGGATGCCGAGCAGCGGCGGAGCTTCGCGGAAGCGGGGCGAGACAGGCGACACGAACAACGCGATACCGCCCGCGTACTCTGAATTTTTGGGCAGGCACGCCATGGCGTTGCTTGCGAGGCATAACGTCAATTCGACCGCAGAACCCGCGGCGTAACACCGACCACCATGCCCATCACCCAGGCACCGCCCACCAGCTCGAGCATTACGCGCCGCACCACTGCCGCGTTGAGCCGCGAGCCGGCCAGCGCGCGCCTGGATGTCGCGCTGCCCAGGCCGAGCACCACACCCGAGCCCGGCCAGCGCGGCCACCTGCAGCACTTGCTGGTGTCGGCCATCCGCACGCGCCACTACAGCCGCCGCACCGAGCAGGCCTACTGGCACTGGACGCGGCAATTCGTGCTGTGGTCAGGCAAGCGCCACCCGATCGACATGGGCGCCCCCGAGATCGGCCAGTTCCTCAGCCACTTGGCCACCGAGCGCAACGTCAGCGCCAGCACCCAGCGCCAGGCCCTGGCCGCGCTGCTGTTCCTGTACCGAGCCGCCCTGCAGATCGAGCTGCCCTGGATCGACGACATCGTGCGCGCCAAGCAGCCCCAGCGCCTGCCGGTCGTCCTCACCCGCGACGAGATCGCCCGCCTCTGGCTGCAGATCCCGCAGGCCTCGCGCCGCGGCCTGGTGCTGCGCCTGCTGTACGGCACCGGCATGCGCCTGCTCGAGGGCCTGCGCCTGCGCGTGAAGGATGTCGACTTCGCCACCGGCAGCATCACCGTGCGCGCCGGCAAGGGCGACAAAGACCGCACCGTGATGCTGCCGCAGAGCCTGGCATCCGAGCTGCGCGAGGTGCTGGCCGAGCGCGAACGCTGGCACGCCGTCGATCTGGCCACCGGCCACGCCGACGTCGAGCTGCCGCACGCGCTGCGCGATCACCGGCCGGTCGCGCATGCCGTCGAGCAGGTCGAAGGCGTCGGCCCGGGTGATGCTGGCCGCCGGCCGGGCCGCGATGGCGTCGAGCTCGCCCGTCAGCAGCCGCGCCGCTTCGGCGTAGGTTTTCGGCGTCACGGCTGCGGCGTAGGCCTCCAGGTAGTCCGCGCAGGCCTGCCGCACCGTGAACCCCGTCTCCCGGGCTTGTGCGGCCTGCTGGCGCCGCGTGGCGCGCTTCTCGGCCGCCGGGTCGCTGCCGGCGTCGCGCTGGGCCTTCACGCGCTCCCACGCTGCCAGGGCGGCCGGGAAGCCCATCGCCGGCCACAGCCCGAGCTTCAGCTGCCGCATGCGGTCGTCGACCGGGCTGCGGTAGCGGTAGACCCACGCGCGGCGCGACGCCGTGGCCACCAGGCGCAGGCCGGGGGCGTCGGGGATGGTGAGATGATCGCCGGGCGCCAGGGCCCGCGCCTGCCGCGCGTCGAACATGAGGAAACCTACGCAGCCCCGAAACCAACGCCGGAACCTACGCGCGAAGTTTGCGCGCGCCTGCGGGCGGTTGCGGCCCGCTGCGGGCCCCGAGCTAGGGGCTTGACGGGTGAGCGGCGGCTCTGCGAGGGAACACACGCCGGTGATGCAGCAGGGCGTGTGCCTCGGGAAGTGAGGGCCTCGGCGAGAAACCTACGCGGGAAACCGCGCAGCGCCTGGGACGGTCAGGCCTCGCCCGTCGTCGCCGCCGCAGCCCCCTGCGCCAGCTCCATGAACCGCGGCAGGTCGCGCCCCGGCGGCCAGCGGTAGGCCAGCACCCGGGCGCGCGGGAAGGCGCGGATGTTGACCGCGTTGCCCTGGTTGCCGCCGAGCACCAGCAGGTTCCCGGCCGCGTCCTCGCCGACGACAAGGCCCACATGCCCGCCGCCCTGGCGCGCGAACACGACGACGCAGCCGTGCGCCGGCCGGTCGAGCGGCTGGCCCCAATCGGCCCACGCACGGGCGCGCATCCAGAAGCGCGGCAGTGCCACGCTGGCGGATCGCATCCAGGCGGCCACGGCAACGCCACACCAAGGCGTCTCGTCGTCGCGCCACCAGGCGCGCAGGTCGACCAGCCAGCGCTGAATGCGCGGCGCGGTCGGTGCGCCCGGGATCTCGCGCAGGCCGATGTCGTTGCGGGCCGACACAAGCCACACCGGCTCGGCGGGCTCGGTCCAGTTGTCGATCGTGCGCGGCATGGTCAGGCGTCCTCGCGCTGCCACCGCGGCGCCGGTGCCTTCGCCTGCACCAGCTCGACCGGCGGCGCCAGCGCGAACCGGGCCGCCGACAGCACGAGGCAGGCCAGCGACAGCCAGAGCAGATCCGGCCGCAGCGTGGCGGCCACCAGCACGAGCAGCCCTGTCCCACCGGCCACCGCGGCGCCGAGCCTGTCGACGAACCTCGAGTCGCGCGTCATGCGCGCCGAGACGACGAAGGCCAGCGCGGCGAGCGCGAGGCCGATGAAAGACAGCAGGACAGTCATTCGGTGCCTCGTTTCGGTCGGATCAAGCCCACGGCCCAGTCGATCAGCGTGCCCACCTTGTCGTGGCGCCAGGCCAGCAGGAAGGACAGCGGCGGAAGCAGCACGTCGACGGTCGTGCCCACGTGCGGCGCGATGATCGTCGCCGTCGCGCCGGTCAGCATCAGCGCGATGGCCAGCGACTTGACCAGCACCGGCAGCGCCGCACGCACGGTCGACGTGTTCGCCGCCGACACGGCCAGGAACGCCCCGAGCCCGGCGCCGACGAAGATCAACGCCCAGTGGCCGAGCACCGGCCCGAGGACCGCGCTGACGAGCCCGAGCCCGAAGGCGCTGCCGGCTGCAGTGGTCTGAGGCTCAGCCATGGCGCAGCCTCCACCAGCGGTCGGTGATGAGCCAGCCCACGGCCAGCGCGGCGGCCAGCAGATAGACCTCGTGCCCGAAGACCTGCTCGCACAAGTCGGCATTCGAGACCGAGCGCCACGCCAGCAGCGAGCAGCCGACGGCCTGGCCCGATTCCACGATGCCCCACCAGCACGCGGCGGCGCCGACGAACCCGAGGCGGCCGCGCGAGGCCGACGGCAGCAGCAGCGCCAGCACTGCGATCAGCAGGCTGTGCGTGCCCACGTAGGCCCACCAGCCGCGGTCCTCGATGGTTGGCGCCAGGTAGTAGGCGGAATGGGCGCCCGCCACGCCGGCCAGCAGCAGCAGCGCCCTCATCGGCGAGGCCCCGGGCCGCCGGCACCGAACGGCCGGACGATGGTGTCGAGCCAGGGCTCGCCCGGCACGCGCTGGCGCATGGCAACGCCGACGTAGGTTGCGACAGCGCCGCCGAGAATGAGCAGGGATTCGATCATGGAAGCTCTCGGGTTGAGAGCCGGCGCAGCCCGCCGGCGCGGCGGTGATGCGGCTCGCTGGTCCGCTTTGCGGCGGATGCTAGGGACCGAGACCGCTCAGTCTGCTGCGTACACCCGGGGGTCGTAGTTCACCATCGACAGCGACCAGGTGCCGTCGCCGTTCGGCCGCGGCTCGGTCACGGTGTAGAGGCCTGCCGCCTCGACCTCGGCGCCCGTCAGGCCCACGGCGAAGGCGTAGCGGCTGCCGACCTGCGACGCCGGCGCGCTGGCCACGTACAGGCCGCCCGGCACGCTCGCCAGCGTGGCCTGGTACGGCTGGCCGCTGACCGGTGTGCACACGATGGGCGCCCCCAGCAGCAGGCCGTCGGCGCCGGTGAACTGCATCCGGCCGCTGGTCTCGCCCTTGAAGTCGAGCGGCTCGCTCGTGGTGATGACGCTGCCCGCGATGCCGAGCACCTCGCCGGCCTGCAGCCCGTCGTCGCCGGCGAAGTCGTTCGGGTCGATCCAGCGGACCAGGCTGCCGGGCCCGAGCTGCTGCGCGTCGCCGAGCGCGGTGTCGGTGACGCTGGTGCGCTGGTACAGCAGCTTCCGGGCCTCGAGCTGCGCGCGGTTCAGGGCCTGCGAGGCTGTCGTGCACGCCGGGAGCGGCACCTTCAGCGGGTTGCCGACGACGCCGACCACCGGGGCGCCACTGCTGATGTTGATGCGCACGTAGGCCTTCTTCGACCCGCTGGCCTCGTCGACGTACTCGACCTCGACGCCGTCGAAGCTGCCGGGCAAGTGGAAGCTCTCGCTCACGACGCTGTCAGCGCCGCCGGCCAGGTTGCGGTAGTCGAGCTGCAGCTCGGGCGTCGTGCGCGCCTGGTCGCGCGTCACCGTCCACTTCGTGCCGTCGCGCCAGAACAGGCAGCGGGCGTGGTTCGCCATGAGTTGCATGCGCTCCTCGAGGCTGACCGTCGCGTCATCCAGGCTGCCGTCGAAGCGCAGCAGCGCGCTCGTCTCGCCGAGCGCCGTGTTGATCGCCGCTAGCGCCGCGGTGTCGAGCTCGCTGATCGGCTGGCCGCTGATCGTCCAGAGGTGGGCCATGGCGCGGGCAAAGTTCCGGCTGTAGCCCAGCACGTCGGTGGACAGCCCGCGCACGGCTCGCTCGAACACACAGTTGAACTTTCGTTCGCGCACGCTGGTCGCCGACGGCGTCGCCTTCGTGGTCACGCGGATGATCGTCACGCCCGGGAAGCTCTTGGTGGCGAAGTAGCGCACGCCGTACAGCGTCTCGAGCTTCGCCACGTCGGCGCCGTTGCCCAGGTCGGCGGTCAGCCGCCGGAAGGTGATGCGGTAGCGGCCGAGACCGGCGGACGGCGTGACCTTCGTCGTAAAGGCGTGCGTGTCCAGGCTGTTGCCGGTGTAGGTCGTCGTCGTCGTGCCCGAGGTGCCGCCGATCGGCACGTCGTTGCTGTCGACCTGCACCCACGAAGCCTGCACCTGCACAGAGCCGACCAGGCCGCGCAGAAAGACCACGTTCCACCACAGCCGATCCGCGTCGGCGCTCAGCGTGAACGGGCCGACATCGTTGGAGCTGGTGGCCGCCGCGTAGATCGTGGCCGTGACGGTGGTCGTGTGGCCCCCTGGCTCGCCGCCGCCGAAGACGTAGCCCGTCGTCAGGAAGGTGAAGGTCACGTCGCTGCCGGTCACGACGAACGAGACGACCGTGCTGGTCAGGTCGTGCGTGTCGCCGTAGTCGACGCCGGGCCCGGGGTGGACCCATGAGAACGTGACCCGGCACGAGCCGGAAGGCGCCAGGCCTTTCAGCGTGGCCCACTGCGCGCCGTCGGTGAAAGTCAGCGTGAACTGCGAGGTGTTGTTGAAGAACAGCGTCGCCGGGGTGATAAGTGCATCGGCGCTCGTGGCCAGCGTGAGTTCCTGGCCGTTGACGTTCGGAGACCGCGAGGTCTCGTAGACCGGGCCGACGACCGTCTGCAGCGCCTCGGGGTAACTGCCCGGCACGCCAGGCGCAGGCGGGCCGACGAAGTCCGGCGCCCAGACCTGATAGCTTGCGCCGACGATGTCCGACAGGGGCGTGTCGCCCGACTTGACCTCCGTCACCCGGCCCTCGCCGCGGCTGATGCACATCAGCTCGGTGACGACCTTCTCGCCGTCGATGTACTCCTCGTAGCTCGGCTGGATCAGGTCAGGGAACACCAGGCGCCGCCCGTACACGTCGGGGATCCTTTGGTAGGCGCGCGCCACGTTCGTCTGCCCGGTCAGCCGGTTGTTCGGGCTGTCGGTGGCCGTGGGCGTCTCGGGCAGCTTCGGGATCAGCGCGAAGGACGCCACGGCCAGCAGCGCGCCGGCGATCAGCACCCAGGCCGGGACCGGGCCGGCGGGCCGGTGCACGACGACGACCGTGTCGCCGCACTGCGGGGGCGCGTCCAGGCGCTCGTCGGTGAGCGGGTCGATGCGCTCGCAGTTGATGAGCACCTCGCACTCGGCGCCGCCGCCGGGCATCAGGCGTTCGATCTGGTGCTGCAGCGGCTCGGTGCCGTTCAGCTGATGAGCCTCGCGGCCGAGCATGCCGGCCGGGTCGCGCAGGACGATGAGCGTGGCGGTCATGGGGCGACGGCTTTCGCGGTGGGTTCGTAGAAGCGCAGGTCGGGGTACAGCCGGGCCATCGCCGCCAGCCGGGTGATGCGCGGGCCGCCGGCGCTGCCGGGGCTGGGCGCCTCGGTGTGCAGCAGGTCGCCGCCGGGCAGCAGCACGCCGCAGTGGCGCGGCAGGCCGACATCCCAAGCCATGAAGCCGCAGGCGCCGGGCAGCGGGCCGCACTCTCGCCAGGCCGGCGCCAGAGCCGCGAAGCCGTCGGCCATGCCGCTGCACGTGGCCGGCTCGGGCACCAGCTCGACACCGACGACCTCACGCCAGTAGAGGACGATCAGGCCGAAACAATCTGCCGCCTGCCAGTCCGACCGCCAGCGCACGTAGCGCGGGCCGTCGATGCCCATGCAGCGCTCGACGAACGCGGCGGGGGTCATCAGACAAGCTCCAATCCCGTGAACACCTCGGGCAGGTACACCGGCGCGCGGGCCGTGCGGCGCAGCCGGTCGAGCGTGGCCGTGACCTGCACCGTCGAGCCGTTGAAGCTGACGCCGCCATTGTCGTCGGCGTAC